CGCTGGTTGTGAAACCAGAAGAGGAGAAAACAACTCCCCCCTCCCTCCCGTTGGAGGCAGTGCCAAAGTGGATAAAACCACGGGTCTTGATTCTAAATGGATCACGAATTTAGTGTTATCAAGTCGTAACATTATCTCATACCAGACCTAGGAACCTGCATAAGTAATTGAGTTTCCTCTTACTTTTGTGGCCAAAAAGCCCTACAAGGTGAGGTTCCCCGGCCACGCCAGGGATTCATCCCACTTGGTAAACCCTAGACACTAACTCACACCATAATGATAACAAAACCATTACTTTTAACAGGCACAATAAGTGCCCGGGTGCGTTCCCTTTCTCCAATTTTTATTCTTCCGAATATTCTTTTGTTTTCTACATCATCATCTTCCCATCGCCCTTTCCACATATGGGAGGCCTTAGCTTCAAAAGCGGGATTCTCTGCTAGCGAAGTTTTGGATGCAGCACAACTTGGTGCATTTGTTGTTGTGGACCCAATGAATAAGTCTTCACTACTGGCATTGAGTCCAGCTGCCTACCAGAGGTTGTTAGGCCAGGTGATTTCTAGAGAAGATTCTACTTTAGTTCTTTTATTTTCGCCTTTTGATGAGCGTCAACCGACAGTATCAAACGGTACCTCCGAAAGACCCTCCCAAAACTCCCCACCTCACTACATAAATATAGCTACAACGGTGGATCATTTATATCAGGAAGAGAAAGCCGGACGTTTTTCTACACGGTTTACCCCTTACTCAAAAGGGTTTCAATTCCATTATTTCCAGGGGACTGGTGTTTCTAGTGTTGACGGGCGGCTGTCTTTTGCCACTCCCGCAATCTTAGCAGTGGTATACCAAAAGTGGGCGTCTAGCCTGCTATTTTGGTTAAGACTGTCACGAGGAAGAGTTACTCGGACAGGAGTCTATATGTTTATTAACCATCTTGTAAAGATTTCACAAGCCCAAGGAATGTATGGCCTTGCTCTTTATTTAAAAGCTTCCTATAACGTAGTTTGTCGATTCCTCGCGGGTGATAAGGTTAAAAATACCTTCGTCACTTTCGGGGTCCCAGTCAAGTTGGCCAATGGCCTTCCTGCCTGGTTACCTGCCGGTTGGAGACAATACATACGTCGTTCTTCTGAAACTTATATAAAATTTGTTCTTTCATTGTTATATACTTATAAATCTATTCATGCGCCTAAGAAGGAAGCGACTGACGTCCTAACGAATATTACTTTATCCCCTCTGAAACCTCTGTCTCCCCTAGATCCCTTTCGGAACTTTGTGCATGACTTTCTAAAAGCCAGAGTTAAACCGATAGACCCTCGGGATTTATACCCTCGGGAGGGCCTACCCTTATCATTAAAGGCTGGCCCATCGTGTGCTATCGCGTCCCTAAACTATGGGGCCGATGCCCACGCATGGGTGCAGAGATTTAACCACCCCGAGCACGTTAATCGTGCTCATCCCTTTGAATGGTTGGATGCACTGGGGTACCCAGAGGTAAAATCCGAAATACGTAATTGATCCAAGCAATTTGAACTTGGTCTTTACGATTACTCTTATTCTTATAACCTCCCTCGCTTGACCCAAAAGATGTTCAATCTTGTCAAACATCTCCGGGCACAAGGTCTGGGGTATCTTAATAAAATAACACAGGGTTTAACCCAGAAAATGTTAAATCTACCTAGAGTTCTTTCGTTCCCAGTAATAACTCCTTTAATCGTTTCTCAACTTAAAGAGTTAAATACCTTACTCCCGGTTGGGAGACTGCACACCCTTTTTGAGGCGTGTGGGAAAGTCCGAACGATAGCGATCTTTGATGGGATCCGTCAGATGCTTCTTAAGCCTGTGCATGATGAACTTTTTAAAACAATAACTACAATCTTCTCAGAAACTTCTGTCATTTTTAATCAAACAAAAGGAGTACGAGAGTTTGCAAAATTAAATAATAAAGTAGTTTATTCATTTGATATCTCCGCCGCTACTGATACTATATCTCGTCATCTTTATCTCCCAATGATGGAATATTTGTTGGGGAAAAGATTAGCCGAAATTTGGCTAGGTTTATTAACCGACCACCCGTTTATTCAATACGGGTGCTCTTCCTCTAAAGACCCTGTTCATATTAGGATCTCAGAGGCCAAGGAGGTATATTATGGTAGAGGTCAGCCCATGGGAGGTTATTCCTCCTTTGGAGCTCTAGATCTTTTCCACCACCTGCTAATTCAATTCTCAGCATTTGTAGTTGGGCGGTTCGATATTGGTAAAAGAAATGAAATATATACCAATTATCGAGTCTTGGGAGATGATGTAGTTATAGGAGATGCGGACGTAGCTGCGTCTTACTTCGATACTTGTATTGGTTTTCAGATTCCGATTTCCAAGAATAAATCCTTGGTCTCGAAGTCTGGAGTCTTTACATTTGTATCTGAAGTATTCAAAGGTAAGACTTGTTTATCTCCTTTATCGTTAAGAAATCATTATGCTAGTAATACACTAAGCAGTAGATTATCTTTTGCGATAGAAGGGATCACAAGGGGCTATGGTTCTAATTCGGTTACAGGTTTAGCTATGAGTATGTTACGGTTGGGACTAAATCGGTCTCAATACGAACAGGAAATAGTTAGATTTGAAAGTAATCGAGTTGGTATCATTTTCCACCACTTAAGTCATTTTCTCACGACCCTTTTTCAAGGGTTCGAGAGTTGGACGATCGGCCACTGGGTCCAAAATTTGGTTAACCAGAAAGCAGTGATGTCCACCTTAAGAGGGCTTCCAATGAAGCTAAATGAAGCTCAATTAAATCTTGCCGTTTGTTTGTTCCGACAATTATTATTTGACGGTATGAAAATCTTGCGGGTCCTGATCCGCGCGGAGCGATCCGCGTGGAGTCAAGTGATGGAGCTCGCCCGTGCCCGCTTTGCAGCACACGGGGGGTTCAAAGAGCAAGATTCATACTATTCGCGGTTGTGTATTTCCTCCGACCGTGTTTTCGGTCTTTGGGACACTATTCGGGAACTCCTTGATGAACAAGAAGCGACCGAAGAGTGGTTAGAAAAAACCTTTTTAGCCTTACAAGATATACTAAGTATATCGAATGAGGTTTCATCGGTTCCAGCTACCAATCCCTTAGATTTTATTGTACATCTCTACGTTTCAGAAGAAGTGAAATATGATTCTTCATTACGTTTTAACGACATCGAATCAATTCGACGTCAGGACCTTACGATTTTATTAGTTCAGAAAATATTAGAACTTTACAACCGGGGACCATTCATTAAACGACTCTTTGCCGATAATAACCTCTCCCCGTACGCTTGTGAGTATCACTACTCCGAGTCCGCAAGGAAAGGCCAAAGATGTACCATCTAATAGGTATGGGCTAAAATTGGAATCCAAGATTAAATGCGTCTGTCGCAGCTACTTATACAAAGTAGTTCTAAC